CCGTGTACTTGGGGCAAGCCAGCAGGAAGGCGACGCGATCAGGGGACAGGCCGACCTTGCGGGCCCATGCCACCGTCTCGAGCGTTAGAGCTTCCATGAGCGGGAGAGTAGGCGACCTTCATTCATAATTTGCTGACGGGCGTTCGCTTTAAAGATATACTCCTGGTCGAAACTGTGAGAGGCGCGTATCTCGGCGATGCTGTCGAGTTCTTCGTCGTTGGCGGGGCCGACACCGGCGGTCGAGACATAGACCGTGCGGACCTTCCAGCCCTTCTCCCAGAGGATGTCCTGACAGACGCGCAGCTCATTGATGTAGCGCCAGTCGGAGCAGACCACGGTCTCGGGGGCGACCTGATCGTGGTGCTTCATAATGGGGCACCAGTTGGCGAAGTGTCGGGCGAAGACATCCTTGTCGAGGCGCCGTGCGAACATACCCATTGCAACCAGGGCGTCGCGGTTTTCGAGCTTAAAGTCTTCGGCCATAAAGTTTCCGTCTAGCCCGAGATAATCCATGAAGTGATTGCCGGCCTCCTTCAGCGCGTCGGCAAAGTTGATGTGCTCGGCAGGCCGCGTCGACCACTCCAGCAGGCCCGAGGCCAGCGTGTCCTTCCCTGCCCGGGCAAACCCCGAGATCAGGACGAGAGTCGGGGCGGCCATCGGGGCGGGTGTCTCGGTCATGGCCGATTAGAATGGAGGAGCGTCGCTCAGGTCGATGTTGTTAATCACGGGCTTTTGAGACCCCTTGCTGTACATCATCTTGTACTTGTATTGAGGTTTGCCGTTGTACTCGCCGTTCGCCTCACACTCCACACCGACAATGGTGGTCTGGCCGCAGGCCGGCGCAATGTATAGGAGGTATTCGGCAGGGGTAGCGTCAAGGCGAAGCTCCTCAGTGAACTTGCCGGAAAACTTGCCAACGAGCATAGCCAGGGCTTTGCCGTACTTGCTAGAGAAGTTCTTCGACAGGCAGAAGCCCTTGTCATCGACGAAGAAGAGGCGGGCGGAGACAGTTCCATCTTCCCAGACCTTAATTTTTTCAATCTTGGGCTTAATCAATTTGAGCATATAGCTCCCATTGGTGCTTATTGAGGTTAAGGGCGGACGATCGTTAGGATTATTAGTGTTCATGGTATTAGGCAAAGGTGATAGCGGTGGAGGCAGACGCGGCGGGCTTGATGTCGATGACCTGGACTTCGTCTCCGTAGGCAGGCCACTCGCCGAGCGTCGTGCACTCGCGGTAGGCTTGCAGCGCCTTCTCAAAGTCAGAGCAGGCGTAGGACATCAGCTCAGGGCCAATCTCTACGACAGCCGTGGCGTAAGGCGGGGCCTTCTCAACGAAGAGGAAGCGGAAGCCTAGCAGTCGGCGCTCAAAGGCCGTCTCAAAGCACAGGCGGTAGAAGTAGGCTTGCAGGGCGTATTTATAGGCCCGAATGGTTTTTAAGAGTGCAGCCGGTGAGCAATCGTCTGTACTTTTCAGGTCCCATAGATAGCCGTCCGAGCCCACGCCATCAATTGCACATTTGAGTTGCACGCCGCAGTGATCGGTCGTGAACATGAACTCGGTCAGCTCAAAGGTGACCTCCATACGCTCGAGCGCGTGCTTGGCAGCGGAGGCGATGATGTGGCACTCGGCAGACTCTTCGGCGCTGACGATAGTCATGCCAGGGGTTGCGGCGGTGTGCTCGATAAAGTCACTCCACGTTGCCTTACCCTCTTTAGTGCGGCGGTCGCACTCGGGGGCCGTGACAAACTTCTCGTTTAGGAGTTCAGGCTGGAGCACGGCGCAATGAATAAGCGACCCCATACGCAGGGCCTTGGTCTCTTCGCGCTCCTGGTTGAGGTAGGCAAGGCCGTGAGCCGGCGACTTGCCGACAAGCTCTTTTGCAAGCGAGTAGTTCAGCGCTTGGATGCCGTCGTAGAGGACGCGGTGGGTGATAGGTTCGGGTGGGATACGCATTTGGGTGTGGGTTGGGTTGTGGTGGAAATTAGAGGGCGTCGTCGTCGGGGTTGGACTCCTCGACACTGGCGGAGATGCGGCGGACATCCTCAAGGGCTTTGTCGGCGGCGTTCTCCATCGCCTCGAGCGTATTGCGGAGGACGCGGAGTTGAACGACGAGGACGTGCACGCGGTCGTGAAGCGGTTTAACCTGGGCGGCTTCGTCGGCGGTCTCGATGTGATCGCAGAAGACTTGCAGCTCGGTGATGGCGGAGCGGTTTAAATCCGACAGCGTGATGATGTCGGCGTCGTGCTGTTCATAACGTCCGGCGATGTGCTGGACGGTGGCTAATGAGCCCGTGATGTTTTCCACAAGGCGCTTTATGTTTTCGCGGTTGGTCATCGTTTAAAGGTAAGTTCCTTTATCTCGCCATTTGGGGCAAGCGTGAAAAAGCGGACTTGTGATCGGGCAAGGGACGGGTGCGTCTTGCGCTTCCACAGGCCGAGGTCGGAGAGAAAGTCGGCGTGCTTGCGGGCGGTCATCTCGACATAGGGATAGCCGTCAAGGAGGAGAAGCAGGGCGTACTGGCCGGTGACGGTGCGGGCGATGCGTTCGATGCCAGCGGGGGTGTTGGTCATTTAGTAGTCGGCTTCCAGACGTTCAGCGAGAAGAGGTATTCCCAGCGCTTGGCGTTGGAGAGTAGGCGGAGGTCGGTGCGTTTGGCTTCCCAAGGCGTCTGCAACTTTAGCCCAGGGGTTGCCCGGGCTTCGGCTGCAGACTTTGCCCTAGGCATGATTGCGGGCTTCCTGCCAGTCTTCAACGGCCTCTTGCAGTTCGGATGGGTCGACGCGGTTGGCGTGGCGGACGCAGTACCAGATGGCGTCACCGGCCTCGCGCATAGCCTCAAGGCGACCCTCGAGCTGACGGATGCGGACGTTGGCCGCGAGCAGTTCGTTCTGGGCGTGGGCGTTGGCGATGGCGTTGTTCAGGAAGGCCATCGGGTCGAGGGGGTTGATGGGGTCGCTCATTTGGTCAGGGGGCGAGGGTTGGGGGAGAAGGCAGGGGCCGCAGAGCGAAAGCCAGAGGCCGCCACAGCCCCGTCGTCGTCGAGGTCGACGGAGATACCGCAAGCCGTCTGGATGGACTGCCGGCGGATGTAGGTGATGGCGCCGCCAATCTTCTGGGCGTCGAGTCCCTCGGCCTTGACCATCAGGCGTCCGAAGTCGAAACGCTCACCAGAGGCGTGCAGGAAGGCGGTGTTGATGCCGACCTTACCTTCCTCGCTGACGAGCGTCTGGATCAGAGCCAGGTTGTGGCTGAACAGGATGGGCTTGATGGCGTCGAGCAGCGCGTCGAGGGAGACGTAGCGGTTCTTGAAGCCGGGGTTCACTTTGTTGGCCTTGACGTTGTCCAGCTCGGCGAGAGCGGCGACTAGGTCGGCGGTGGGGGTTTGGGATTTGGGCGTGGTGCTCATGGTGGGAATTATTTGGCGTCGTCGGCTTTGGTGACTTCACCGGCCTTCAGCGTGGCCTCGATGTCGCCAAGGCTCATGCGGGTATAGCCAGGGACGAAGAGGTTGTAGTAGGTCACGCCGTTGCGGATGGTCGGGGTCAGGAGGCGGGCGACCTTCTGATCAGGTAATACTATGTATGACGAGTCGGCGATGATGCGGTACTCGGAGGAGTGTTTGATGTCTTTCTTCATTGGGGAGGGAGAGTGTTAGTTTATTTTACCGCAGATGGCGGCGTAATGGATGAGCAGCGCGTCACAGTTCCAGAGCGTGACGTCGACGCGGCTTGCGTAGAGCTCCATCGCCCGGGCTTTTAGGTGGTTCTTCCAGCCCTTGCCGTGGTCTTTCTTTTTGCCGAGGGCGTGAAACGCCTGCCACGCTTGGGGCTTAATGCGGTGGATGCTCCAACCCATAGCGACCGCGGCGCCGTAGATCATGCCGTAGTTCTGGGCAAGGCGGGCGATGGAGGACGCAGGGATGAGAGGGCCGTAGCCGGCGACGGAAGGCTCTTCGAGGTAGAGGTCGACGTCCTTGGCCTTGAGAGACAGGTCGGCAATGTACTGGCAGACCTCGACGTCGGTTGAGGGCATTTTCTCGCAAGTCATTTGAGGCTCACCGTACACTGACCAAACGATGCCGCCGTTCTGGCCGGGGTCTACTGCGACTAGGATGCGTGCCATGAGGAGCAAGACCCTTGTCACTTACCACGCTGGGACAAGCGGAAAAGATTGCCGACGCGTAATGCGTAGTCGTTCGGGGCGAAGTTCCAAGACTTGGCGCCTTCGTAGCCACGGTTCCAAGCCAGGGCTAACTGCTCAGGGGTAGGGGTCGAGTAGCCGTCAGCCTTGAAGCGCTTACGGAGGATGCGGAGATGGGCCGCCGCGATCATGTCCTGGGCGGTGACGTTGCGCCACTGCGACCACTGAAAGTGGAAGTGCTTCTCGGACTCCAGCAGGGCGTTGGCGTCAGACCACGCGGCCTTTCCGACCTGATACATCCCACGCTCACCGGCCTTGCCGATGGCCTTGCGGTTCTGGCCGGACTCGACCTGAGCGATGGCCTCAAGGAAGGTGGCGTCAGAGGCCGCGGCGGAGTTGAAGCCAAGTAGGAATAGAGCGACGATGGAGAAGGGGCGCATGGGTTTAATCACAAGGCTTGCCCTCCTTGGCGGCGTTCCACTTTAAAATAACTAAACGCATATCTTCAATGTCGTTTGGATAATAATGACGTAGTATTAAGACCCATGTCAGTAAGTCCTCCCCAGCCTTGACGACGCGCTCGTACTGCTCGCAAGGGACGGCGGTGACAAAGGACGATGCTCGGAGGCGCTCAACCTCGGCCTTGAGGCGGGCGTTCTCGGCGTTCAGTTCGCCGATGCGTTTCATCATGGTCACTTCCAACGAGACGGGTTTCATACGCGTCTCGGTACTTGTGATCCGGCGACCTCGAAGCCGTCGAGCTCGTAGGAGTATTGGATGCCCACCCAGCCACCGGCGGCGATGTAAGCCTGGAGCGATACCTTGACGGCGCCGTCTTCGTGCAGGGCTTCGTGGTAGTGCAGCAGGAGTTTCTTCATGTTGCCAGAGGCTAACGCGGCCTTCGCCGAGCAGATGTCCCCGGTCATAATACGCTCGTTGATTTCGTAGATGTCGTAGAGCAGGGCCACCATCCCGTCGAGGTGCTTGAAGTTACTCATGGGGGTAGGCGTCAGGCGTGATGGCCGTGCCCTTGATGATGGCGTCGTCCTGATCGCGGACGCGCTGCCGAAGCAGCCGGATGTCGGCGGCCTGTTCCTCGATGATGCTGCGCTGGATGTCGAGGATGTCGTCGAGGCGGTCAGCGTAAGCCTTCACGGCATTGGCGCTCATGTGCAGGGTGCGGGCGTAGGCCCAGGGGAAGAGCCACCAGAAGGGCGGCTTGGAGTTCGGTCGGATGGTGGTCATGGGTGTGTAGGGGCGGTGGGATGGGTCAGGCATTGCGGGAGTAAGGGCCACGGCGGCGGACGTTGACCCAAGTCGTGCCGGTCATGTCGAGCCAGTGACGCAGGGTGGTGACGGTGGTCTCGAGCGCGGCGGCGGCATCGCCTTGAGACTTGCCGGCGGCGTTCAGCGCGGCGATCTGCGGGAGGATGGCCTGAAGGCGTCGAGCTGCGAACTCGGCCATCGGGCGTTTGAGCGGGAGGACGCGACCAGCGAAGGTCACGGTTTCGGTGTATGGGTGTCGGGCGTTGGGCATGGTGGGAAGTTCAGAAGAGGTTGAGGATGTCGAGCACACCGGGGAAGGCGGGGTCGAGGAAGGTGGCGAGGGCAAACGCGGCGAGCGTAGCCCAGAATAGGATGGCGAGGAGTTTGGTCATTGGTGGAAGACAAGCATCTTGCACTGAATTACATTCGTCAAGCACCTTTCCACGCAAGTAGTCGCAACGGAGCAAGGGGGTAATTAAACCCTCCCCCTAAGGTAATAGTTAATACCTACCCCCCAAGGGAGCAAGATAAGGGAATGGAGGGGGAACTAAGGTTCCTCCCCTCCTATCCCCTACCCTGCTCTGCTTCCTTGTACCCCAATAGACCCCCCTCCGTGCCCTGTGGCGGGCTTAGTCGCCCTTGGGTGGGGACTTGACCTTCATGGCCTTAATTCTGGCTAGAAACGAATCTACGAGCTCCGGGCTTGCGTAACCGGCGCAGCCTGCCGCCGCAAAGGCCAGCGACTCGGAGGACAGGTATCCCTTAATTGCCATGCCGACCAGGACCGAGGTCAGGCCAGCGGTGGCGGTACGGCGGAAGATGTAGCCCAGCGTCTGCTTCTCAGTCGAGCAGAAGTAACGGATTAGCCAAGAGGCCGAGCCGATCAGGACGCCGAGGCCAATGTCGCGGAGGGACACCGGCAGGTCGTCGGGGGTAGGGGTAGGCAGGGCGCTCATTTGCGGAGGGTCGAGACCAGTAAGGCTATGTTGGCCACACTGTAGCAGGCAAACACGAGACTCATGGGGTAGTTCTTAGTAATGAAAAAATGAGCGATGCCTGCGGACGCATAAGCGAGCGAGGCCATCGAGGGAACCACAACGGTTAAAAGAGTCTCCGTGGTCATGTGATGCGCGGGGGCTTGGCGTTGGGTGCGAGTACAACGCGGCGGTAGTCCTGAGCCCAGAGCATCTTGGCCAGGGCTTTGCCGGCCTTGTCGACTTCGGGTTCACTGGCGCTCGGAAAAATGAGGTGCACCTGCTCGTGACACAAGACCTCCAGCTGACGCTTGGCGCCGAGACGCGGGTCAATCTCGATGAGGTCTTCGCCGATCGTGGCCTGACCCCATGCCTTCTCCCGCCCGAGTTTACGCCAGACGACTTTCACTGGCTTACTTTTGCGGCGGCTCATAGGGGGCGTTTGCGCTGTCGCGGACGTGGTCCCAGAGCCAATAGATGCCAAGGCCAGCGGCCAAGGCTAGAGTCGAACCGGCGATGTAGGAGAAGTACTCACTGTCGACGATGAGCGGGAACGCACCGATCGCGGCACCCGAGGCAAGCAGCGTGCCACCGATGCGGGGGCCGGCGAAGACCATAGCGACGGCGCCGATGACTGCGACGGCGATGCCTGCCAGAGTCCAGAGATTTGACGCGGCGTCCTTCTTGGCCTGCTCGACGGCCTTGGTCAGCTCGACGATGCGGGCGTCCTTCAGCTGCGAGACGCGCAGGGCCTCGGTAGTCTCGGCCTGAACGCGTAGCCAGGAGGTGTCTATCTGCGAGAGGAGTTTCTTGCCGAAGGCTTCGGCGGCGGCGTAGTCGGAAGGCGACTGACGCGCTGCACGTGCCCGCGCTATTGCGATCTCGCCAGCCTCGGGGGCGGGAAGGAACGAAAGGGCCACGGCGGTCTCACTGCGGACGACCTCGGGGCGGTCGGCGTTCTCCTTGGCAATCGAGATGGCGGCGGAGACTTTAGCGTCGGCGGTGTCCCACTGCTTAGAGACTGTAGCCACAACGGACGGAGAGGTCGGGGCGTCCGGCTGTTTAGGCAGCGGAGGCGGTGACGAGGAGCACCCGGTCAGGGCCATCAAGGCTATGACCAGGAGTAAGCGCACGGGTCAGGGGCCCTTCTTGAGGGCTTTAAGGATGTCGACGGCCTTCTCGACCTTGGCCGACTTGGCGTTCTTTAGGCCAGCGTAAAAGCCACCGGCAAAGCCGAGGACAATGCACAATATGTAAATCATTTGCGTTCGGTCAGGCCAGCCTTGGCGATGGCAAGTTTCAGCGCGGCGTCGTTGTCGGCGATCAGGACCGGCATTGAGGTGACGATGTTGCCCTTTTGCGGGAACGATGCGTAATGCGAGATGGTCTTGGAGGCAGCGTCATAGAAGACACCGACCTTGCCAGCCTCGACAGGGGTGATGGTTTTAGAAGGTAAGGACATTGTAGTATTGCGAGGAGCCGGTGTCGTAGATGTTGGTGACGCTGGCGCTAACGTAAGTGCTGCCAGTCCAAACAGAATTAGTGAAGCCGGGATTGCTGACCGTGGCGACCCATGCGGCGTTGTTGCGTCCGTAGGTCGTGCCGTCGGAAGGTGCATCTGAGATGCCAGAAGGAGGCACAGACCACGCGCCGTTGTTGCGGCCATAAGTTGAGCCGTCCGAGGGGGCATCGGTTAGGAAGCCAGACGGGTTGCCGGATAGCGGATAGCCCGCAGTATTCTGGGTGGTAGCATCCCCGAAAGTAATTGTTCCACCAGACGGTAAGACAAAGCCAGCAGTGGTTACTTGTGTGACGCCACCGAGGCTAGTATTAATAGTTAGAGAGTCGGCATCTAGTTCCGCGTAATTTGCAGGGGTCGAAAGTTGGTAGATTTTAACGGCAGCTCCAGTGATTTCGGTACCAAATAAACCACCAAAGTTATAAAGCGTGCCAGACATCGTGCCGCCAGCAAGGGGCAGGTAAGCCGACAGGTCCACGGACAGATCGTTGGAGGTAACCGACAGGGGAGCAGTTACGCTAGTGATAAAGCCGCCACCACTAGCCACAGCCCACGCGCCGTTGTTACGGCCATAGGTCGAGCCGTCGGAAGGTGCGTCAGTCAGGAACGCCGAAGGGTTACCCGAGAGGGGATAGTAAAGA